TGCCGCCGAAATTATCCTGATCGGATGCTTTCGCACTACCAAAGAAAAAGTCAAGAGGATCACCCGCAATCTGTTTTTCAAGTAGAGTATCAAAGCTTAAGGCACCCTCTTTGCGGGTTAAGAGCGATTCACTGGAAATGGTGAAACTCTTCTTTCCTGCCAGGGAACCGGCCCAGTCACCCATCATCTTGTTGGAGATATCCAACTCTTCAGTACTGATATCAAGCCCTGCACTTGATCCGAATGCTACCGGGTTCTCCCCGATAAAAAGCATAAGCTCACCTCTAAAGATGTCTTTGCTTGAATCTAATTTCTTGTCTGCCATAATTATAGCTGTTTAATTGAAAATTGTAATACTTGAATAAATTTGTTATCAATGAAGTCCTCTGTAGAATCTTCAAGTTGTATATACATATCCGGATTAGAGAATTCACCGGATAAAGTGTCATAAATTAAAGAAGCAAGCTCTTGACTACGGTTATAATCACCTGATACCACAGCGACATTTACATAAGGAATTTGGTCGGCAACTCCCATTTTTGTATATACTTGTTTGTATCCATCGCGTTGATAAGTTATGAAATCTCCCTTTGTATTTTCCGGAGCAATAACAGGGAAAATTCTATCATCTACCAGTGATACAATCCCGGGTTCATCCAGTAAAATTGTTCTTACTTCTGTTGTTATCTTGAACATGTCCATTATCTACGAGAATTTATTCGTTGAACAGCCTTTTGTGTACCCTCATAAACAGCCTGCAAAGCTCTGGCTTCCTCCGTTTTCTCTGCATCTGCCCAAAAACGGTTACCGGGCATAATTCCACGATAAGCCCCAGACTTTGTATAACGCCTTTTAGTTCCTCTATCCACTAGATGGGAATGGTTACCTCCCGGACGGTCAAAGCCAGCCAAGGCACCGAGTTTGTTCCGTTTTACACGATTAGTGAAAGAGTTCATCAGGTGATTAGTCTGCTTGCCATGATGCAATAACCTTGCCCGAAGGTTACTTCTACCCTTTACGCGGAAAATATTAACAGCAGAACGAAGACCGCTCTTGATGGCCTTGTCCTTCTCGAAATTCTCAAGATTGCGAACAAGGTATAGGATACTATCTTTATCAACAATGGAAGCCTGAATCATGTATTCAACTTTTTAAGGGTTAAGGTAAGTTCGTTATCACGAGGTTCAATCATTTTAATTTCCCAGGTGCATTCAGCCCACTTTACGCGACAATTATAATTTATCTGAGGATATTTACGAACCAACATCACGGTCATCTGCCCGATAAACTGTTCCTTTGCATTCTCATCCCCGGTTATGATGGACTGTTTCTTTCGGTAAGCCCTGCACCGGAATACTTCTTTGTATTCCTTGCTAATGGCTCCTGAAGGCGTCTTCTCTTTTGTCAACGCCTCGAAAATTAAAGTCTCTTTCAGTGATCCGGCTCTTATCATAGGCTGTAGTTTCGGTAAAGTTCTGTCAGATATTTAACTCCCCGAGGAAGCTCCTGAAGTCTGGCGTTGGTTACACTTTCCCGGTTGCTGTAAAAAGCCCCAATTGTAAGTAGAATAGCATGACGAAGAGGCGCAGGAATCCTGGAGCCACCACCTATAGTTTCAAGTTCTTCAACTGTTACACACAGGTCCTTCGCAACATTCTCTTCTCCTGCCTCTATTAAAGACTCAAGGTAAGAATCATCCTCCGTAAAGGATGATTCTAAATTCAAGTGCTTCTTTACCAACTCTAAGTCGACGTATGCCATATTACTTCAAAGACGCGATAGAGAATGATTCCTTACGGATGAATCCCATATTCCAGTAAGAATTGGTAATCAGTCTTACCGTCCCCTTCAGAGCTTGGGTATACGGATCTACAAGCAATTCAATGCCGCCCCACTGTCCCAAGAAATAGTCTGCCCAGTTGCCAAAAACAATACCGAATTCATCAGAACCTTCACCAAGCTCTTTCGGCAGGTTGTTTGTCCGCAACGCTTTGTAACCATTCAATTGGCCTTCACCATTACCTGTAAAGATAAAGCCTCCGGCACCGGATGCGTCTTTAACTTTCGTTTTTGCCTTACCAACAAGTGACGGGTGCAGAATGTAAGACAAGTTACCGAACAATGCATTCTGAGTATCCGCGTTGGTTTCCATCGCAACGATCTGCGCCCATGTCATATCACCTTTTATATTTGCATCAAGGGTGTGGAACATACCGTCAGGCGTATTATCCACACCGGTATTCTTGCTGAAAGCTGTCTGCTCTATCTTCTGCGCGATGGCTACAGCGATAACCTGACGGATATATGCTTCTACAGAAGCATTCTCCTGCACAAGTAACTGTTTGGAAATGTCGACATAAGCAGTCAATCGTAGTGGTTTGAACACATTACCTTTAGAGAATTTCCCAGCGCCATCCTTAGCTTCTGCGTTTTCATCTTCCCAGAATACATTCGCACCGGAGAATGACGGCCAGTAAATGTTGCCTTGCAGACCAGTCATGAAACGTGCACCGGCACGCGCCAAGACCAGTGCCGATTGTAACGGCAACAACATTTCCTGTTGTTCCTCGTCAATAATAACACCTGTAGCGGCTTCCGTTGCAGCGGTAAATGCCGCACGGTTTTCCATGTTTACCGGCACTACGATACTACGTTTATCGGCCATCTGAGCACCTGACTGGTTATGCAGTGTGGTAGCCGCATCGATAACACCGGCATCCACATCATTCTGCTGGTTTCCATCCACCATGTTGGCAATGGCGCGGCGCAGTGAGAATCTACCGCCTTGTGGCTGATGTTTACGGCCTTGTTGACGATTCATATCTTCGTGTTCCTCAATCTCAAGATTGATTTCCGCCATACGGACCTGATTAGCTCCCAATTCTTCATTTTCCTCAGCTGTTAACTGGCGTTTTTCGCCTTTAGCTGCTTTAAGAATAGCTTTTGAGCGAGTAGAAAGCTGTTTTTTCTCATCTTTCAACTCTGTGATACTTTTTTCTTTAGCCATAACATTTAAATGTTTAATGATTTTTCAATATTTGAGTAATACTCTTCCAAATTTTCATTGTTTTGGCGGGCAAATTCCGCTTCTGCCTGTTCCTTACCACGCATATACACCGAAGTCTTGCTATATGCGGCATTGTACACAGGAGCAATGTCGTATAGATTCCCTATCTTAGAGATTGTCCGTTTCCATACACCGTCACTTTTCTTTTCCCAAGTGTCCTTTTCCACATCAAAGCAGAAGGAGCTCACACTGATCTCGCCCCGGCGGATTTTCCAGCAGTTCATCTCCAAGTGCTGTTTTAGGTGCCTCAAAATGATACTTAAGTCCCTTACTGTCGACTGATAAACTTAGTGACCCTTTCCCATTCGTACACCGGGCAAGTATCCCCCTGTTTTGGTTATGATTCAGCAATGCAAACACATCACTTTTTTCAATAACTCCGTCTAAAGCTCCTCGTTCAATCACTTCTTCAAAGGACAAACCGTCAGAAGATACACCAAATAGTAAGGCATAGCCCTCTACGGTCCGTTTTTCCTCCTCTTCTCCGGTTACTTGTACCTGAAAAGCCGTGTTTCTGATTTCTCTTTTTT